TTCACGAAGGTGAGTAACCCTTACATGAGCATAATCTACTTTAGTTCTCGTGCTTATTTTGTCTGCTAGTGTTTCTTCCATTGTGATTATAAACGGTCGGGGGTGACACATCCCCCGACCGTATCTGCCATTAGAAAATAAAATAATAAACTTCTAATTTACCGTTACGCCAGTATCGTATCATTTCTGTTCGAAGATAGGTATAACTTGGTATTGTGTTTTAAGACCTTCTCCGGTCTTTGAAACACTGAAATTCTTTTGGTTTGGCATTTTAGCCATGTAGTTTTGTATCTGTTTGATCACAGAGCTTGGAACTCTGTAATTTTCATGATTAAACTCTACATACCAGTAACTGTATGGCTTGTTATTGTCATCAGTTCCAGTGAACTTCTTTAAAGGGTAGTCTAAGTTAAGAACCTCTAGCTCTGTTATGTTCTTACATTGACCCTCACCTTTGTAGTCTTTAGCAAATGCCCCAAAAGTTAAGTTAGTTTGATTTTCCATCACTTCCCACCCCCCTTTCAGCACTATAAACGTCATCAGTATCTAAGAGTCCCATATTGATACAGGCTTTTAGATAGCCTTCTAGCTCTACAAGGCTGTTAAAATATAACTTCATACGTCTGCCAGACTTACCAACTTCAAAGCTGTGAGGCTTATCGGTCTTGTGTGTTACCATGTCGTTATGCTCTCCCATGTTCTATTTCTCCTATCTTTTTATCTATCATACGCGCGGCTTGGTATAGGTACTCTTCCCATCGAAACTCTGTGGATCCATAAAAAGCTTTAAACCTCTGCTTGTAACGAGCAAGCATGGAATGCTTGCGAGGGGTTAGCCTTAATAGGATGCATTTGAACTTTGCTTTTTCCATGCAAAACTAAGAAAAACTAAGTATTTAAATGTTTCTATCATGCAATACTTCGTACCATTGTTCGTAACAACCAATAGGGTATACTGTTTCTTGGTGTCGATACTCCGCTAGAGTAGTATTATATAAGAAGTTCCATGCATCTTCGACGCTGTAATTATGTTCTATCACAAACATACCATACTCTACTAAATCATTAGCGTCATAAAACTCATTGAGTTCTCTAATTAATTTCTCAATGCTCATTTAGGTAGTAAAGCTATTGCTGCTTGTAGCTCTGACTTCTTTAATTGAAGCATTTGTATTCTCTCATCTATTGCCGTTAATACTGCTTGGTGGTTTATCTCTACTAAGCGACAGACTTTCCCTCCTTTGATTTCATATCCCATTATGTATAAGCCTCCTTTCCGTTATTCCATTCTAGACAGTAATGTTCCAGATACGCGGTCTCTGCGCTATTTGCTAGCTGGCACGTGAGATACAAATAACAATCACTGGCCGTATTTATACTTGTAACGCTCGGATTTGCGCTGCCCCCCCCTATAAAAACAGACGAGGCGGTACTGCATATCTGACTACTCACACTATTTCTATTCCATATCTCTCTATATGCAAAAACACAATCGTTTGTAGAGCTTACCGCTTGGTAAAAGATTTGAGCGCTACTTGTTCCAGTAGTTCCAAATCGTAATCGCCATATTTTATTACCTGCGCTTCCATCGCTGTGTGTCATCCACACAAGCCGTAAGCCTCCGTTAGCGCCTAATGTACCCCCGGGGATAGTCCATGTCTTTACAATCGTTTCAGTAGTTGTACCGGTATGAGATACTTGCACTGCGTCACAATCTGCTATTTTCCAACAGTTAAGATTGGTTGCGGTTACTGTGGGAGCATCTAATTTAAGAGTTGTATCTGCCACGAGGTCTAATTGCCCATCAACAGACGAATAGATGTAAAGTCCGGTATCTCTCCAATAGACCTTATACGTGGTGGACATAGTGATATTATAGTTACCGCTTGTTCCTGATGAAGATAATACTTCTTGTAGAGTGGGGTATCCCCAACTTAACGCTCCTCCGTCTACATTTCCCTGTAAATAACCTACGCCTGCTTTTAGGGAGTACCAGAGTTCATCGTCTCCAAGATAATAGATTATTTCTCCGCCTTCTAAATCTTCAAGAAGTAGATCATTAAGGTCAGCAATACCATACGACTTCCCATCCACATACCCTTTTGTTGAAGCGTCTGTCGAAGCTGTTGGGGTTCCTAGGTTCGTTATCTTACTACTGCCCATGTCTGCTCCACCGGCAGCAGTTGCCTTTCCATTGCTATCAACTACAAACTTTTCAGATCCATTATTCCTAATATTTAATAATTTACCCGTAGTTCCCCCTTCAGTTGCATCAACGAATATTGCTTGGGCTGCTGTTCCCGTACCTTTGCAATCAATACTTAAAGCGGCAGCATCAGCGTCAGAACCTGCTGGTTTATTATGACTTATCTTGACAGTACCCCTCTCAGTTTGAGAACCACTAACCCATACAGTACTCTCGGCTTCATCTATTGCATTAGTTAAGTTAATAGCAGGGTCAGATGTAGACGTAACGTTTATGTTTAATCTACCACCCATAGTGTCTCCAGCTTTTTTTACAAATGTGCTAGTAGCTTCGGGGTGTGAAGCTATACCGCTATGGTTTGGCAGATACATCCCCGTTGCTATTGGTGTCTGTTCAGGTGAACCTTTATCTACAATCTTAGCATTACGTTGTGCTTTCGTACTTCCTGACACAGAATTAATTATACGTTGTTCTTTGGTATATCCCATTACACAAGGTCCTGTTCTTTTTTGGAAACTATTGAACCTTCTTCAGGTACTAAATTCATCTCTCTATCTTTGTGGTAATCATCAGCTTCTACGCCAGTACTTGAAGGAACTGGGTAGTTTCTACTTACATCCTTTGTACCAAATTGTCCGGAGTTCTCACCCATACAAAAACTTAGAATTAGAACTTAATAAACTTTATGTCCACAGAGGGATATAATAAACTGTTCCAAAAATAGTAATCGGCAACCATCTAGATATCGTTGCTGTCCCAACACTACTAGGCGCGACATTAGATATTGTAACATTACTTGTACCATTAGTCACCGTTCCAGCATTCCAGACCATTTGGTCTCCATTTGTCGCATTTCCGCATTGAATTATAAGGTTTTCATCTCTTTGATTTCTTGGCATCTTCTTTAACCTCTTCTTTTACTTCTTCTGGAGCTTGGAATAACGCCAAAATTTCTGGGTCGTTTTGGTACTTCCTAGTAGTCTTGAAATGATTTTCCATGTCAGCCTTTGCCTTAATAGCATTCTTTCGTACGAGAGCTCGTTGTAGACTATCAACTCCTTGCGGGTTTACAGCCATTTCACAGAAGTGTTTGTATAAGCGTATCGTGTTGTGTTTCATTAGACTATGGTGTCAGAAATCCAGTATGCTGCTGTTGGGTTTTCAAGCAAGCACTCACCGCTCTCCTTTGCCACTATTCTATAAGAACCAGTTATCTCGTCATATACTTCAGACGTTTTTAATGGCATAAAGGATTTCCATACTGCTGCTGCTGCTGTAAGCATCAAAACCCAATCGGTAGTAAATAGTGGGCTTACAATTACCTTACAGCTTAGGATATTCATAACATTCGCTTTTGTCATTTGGTCGCTAGAATAGCTTGGTATGCTTGAACCCTTAACACTAATCAGATAGTTCTTTAAGTGTTTTTCTTCTGCTTGGTTCATACATAGGTATACGTCATCAGTACCCCACGAGTAGAGTTTAAGACTTTCAAGACCTGCGTTAATGTCTGCAATAGGGTCACCAGTTACCGTGTCATTCCAGCCGTCTGATGTTGCTGCTGCTGTTGGTACGGTTGAAGGGTTTGGTGTACCGCTTGTTGATGCTTCACCTATAACATCATAGATACGCTGTTCTATTTGTCTTTGGATAGCTCTCACAATATCTCGTACGTGTGCTCCATAGATGTCTGGGTCGCTCTCTTTCTTATCTTCCTCTGAAATGCTTTGAGAACTTGCTTTGAAGATCTTAACATATGAAGTCCTTCGAGTCATCGTTTGACTAATTACTTCTGGCAGAGATAGCTCTGCTTGGTAACCGATACGGCTTGCTGTCATTCCGCTCGTGTCTGCGGTGTCAATAAAGCCTGCGGTCTTTTGCCACCAGCGCATCTCACGAGCGCTTGTAGTAGATGACCTTATAATACTTCTTAGGGGGCTTGGGAACTCTTCAGCGAACCCGGTTGCAATCTTGTTGATGTCTAATCCCCGTATGTCTGCTTGTCCGGTTGTGTCTGCCATTATGCTACGTTAATGTCCGTTGGCTTTAGTTCAAATAAGAATGTGTGTGTGTCGTCTGCTGCTTCTAATGCTACACCTAAAAGGTGTTCACCGTTTACTGGAGCTGCTGCGATCTCGTTTGTTGCTCCAGTTGCTGCGTGAGTATCTAGAGCATCACCTAGAGCTATTGCTGTACCTGCTAATCCTTTAAAAATTCCAGATCTATATACAGGTATCTTTGTATTTCCATCGTTTGCAATTTTTTCAGCTGCTGCAATTCCTGCGATTACTGCTCCGTCAGTTGTACATAAAGCTGCGGTCATAGGATCAGATAGGGTTAGAATAGCTCCCTTTTCAATACCTGTACCATCAGCACAGGTGAAAGGAATTGGTTTCCCCATCTCAATAACTAATGTGCACTCACTTGCCATGTTATTCGGTTAACCGAACAACTATTTAAACCTTGCGATTAAACTCTTCTTCGGCTTTGGTGTACTCTTTTTGTGCATTTTCTAAAACAAAGCGGATTAATCGCAATGTTTTCTCATGCATTTCTAGATCTCTTGTGTATGCATCGACGATGTTTCGCCAAAAGACCATATCATCAGATCCGAGTTTTACTCCTAGATCTTCTTCATTCTTCTCCATGTTTGTTTAAACCTCCTGACATTACTCGTTTCATATAGTCGCGTGCACTCTCTTCTTTAGGTTTTTCTGGCTCTACGTGTCCACCACTACTCCCCCCAAGAATATCATTAGCGCGCATTCGTTGCTCTTCTTTTAATAAGTTCTCTCTTCGGTCGTTTTCTGCTCGTATCTCGTCTCTAATCTTCGCAGCTTCTTCGACGATAGATAATGGCTTTACTTCTTTTTTTGGTTCTTCTGGTTGTGTTTTATCTTCCATGTAAAAACTTAGTAATACTTAGTATTTAAATGTATCCTTTGCTGTATGCCAACTCTAAAAGTTCATATTCTGGGGAGTTTGGCTGTACTAAAGAATTTCTTAACTTCGCATGTAATATGTCTCTGTCTCCGCTTAATGAATAGAATGCTTCAAACTCTGCTAGTTCAGGAACAGCTTGCTCAAACTTAGCCACATCCCTTGTGGTATCTAGTAGCATCTGCCTATATGCTTGATCTATTAAAGACAACTGTTGATTATACCGCGCTACATATGTCGCCCTATTAGCTGGATCTGCTGCTGCTAATGTTGCTAAGTCATTCAGGTTTTGTTTTCCATCATCTAATACTCTTTTTTGTGCATTTACTACATCCCTTCTTTGAGCCTTAAACTCGGATATTATAGAGCTAGTGATACCTGCTAATAAACCAGCTACTACTACATAAGGGTTAATCCCTGCCAATAAGCCTGCTCCTCTTGCTGCTCCTGCTCCTGCTGCTAACGCTCTCGGATTAGTCCCCAAAGCTATTGGGTTTGTTCCTAATGCTCGTAACCCTCTACCACCGCTCGATACTGCTCCATCAGCCCCACCCTTCAATAAATATAACCCTGTTAACGCGGTTAATGCTTTAGGTATAAAGCTAACAAGACCTTGACTTACTCCCTGCCCTACATCAAATAATGGATCGTTATCTAATCCTAACTGACCAAACTGCCCTATTTGTCCTTGTAATGCTTGTGAGGATTGTTTTTGTTGTAAGAAATTACTTGTTGAACCAACAGGAAGAGTTCCAGAAGGTAATGTCTGCTCTTTTTGTATTTCTCCAGTTATTTGTGCAATATCTTCTCTATTTAAACCTAAAAATGTTCGCCCATCAGGCAAAGTAACCCCGCTTTGTTTTCCGCTTTGGTTAGTAAATACTTCTGGAACTAAGGGGTTTGTAGTTGCTGGGGCTTTTTCTTCAGGTTTTTTCGGAATCATGATACACTGTTGTAGCTCTTCATTCCATGTTCCACCCTTAGCCTCACAAGCTAGTTTCTTTTGTTCGCTTGCACGTTCTTTATTTAATTGTTCTTCAAATCTTGGATCCAACTTTCCTAATCCTAATGATGCACTTGTTGCGGTTACTGCCATTATAATTTCTCCCACACTCTATTGAGTGCTTGAGTGTTATTATTTATTACTTTTTCAGTTCTAACAATAAACCATAAGGCTACGAATATCGGGAATCCTACTTGTGAAATTATTTCTAGTGCGTCCATTTCCATCATTCTCTGTTCATATTAGCCGTCACATCGTTAGGCTGTATATTTAACTGTCCGGTGTTTTTCTGTTCTTCTTCAGCTACCAAGCCACCTAAACTTGGAGGTCTGTTTAAGGTAAAGATGATGCCTGCCTGCTTCTTAAAGTCTGCTTCGAGTTCTACTTGTTCACGTGTGTATATAGGCTCAAAGATTACGTGTCCCATCTTTCCGCCAACTTCAGATGTACCATCTGAAGATGCAATGCTTCTAGGAACTCCAAAGACTTGATAAAAAAAGTTATCATAGTATTGTACTGTTGGAAGTCTGTCGTTTGGATCTCTTTGAGGGAACTCTTCTATTTTTACTGTTTCTTCAGGAAGTCCAAGCATTTGACCGTTCTTTACTGCTTTTTCTATTTCTCTATTAACATAAGATATCTTTCCTGACTTATCAGTTTTGTAGTATGCTATTCCTAAAGCTCTGCTTCGTAGCTCGAGAATACGCATGGTTTCTAAGGCTTCACGTTTAGCGTTAATAATACCCCTACAAGCGTCTAACTGGCTTGTACCGTGGATCTGATCACCTATTCTGTTGTTCATTGAGTGGATCATGCTATCGGTTTGTACTGGGACCCACTTCTCTTTATTCCAAACGTCATATCGTTTGATGCGGTTGTTTTTTATTACTAAGCGGACTCGTTCAGGAGCTATTGGTATGAGGTTTAATACTTTGTTTTTTGAAGAGTTCCAGACAATCTCCATAAAGGCATCACCAACTATTTTTTTAGTAACGAGATGATTCCATAACAGTGATTGGAATGACTCACTGCCCAAGCCAGATACGTGTTCGAGTTCTGCTTTTACTTCAGGGTTATCTACTTTGATACCCCTACCAACCGCCCACGTAGCTAAGGCATTGGCAGCGCTGTAAATCTCAGGGACTTGGAGGTAATAGCCCCAGTTTATCTGCGCTTCTGAAAAATAATAATGTGTTTCACCATCTCCGTTTTGTATGTCTAAATTCTTAGCATCTACGATGTATTGAGGTAATGAGTTCGACATGGATGTCGTTGTTGTGCTGGAATAGTTTAAGCCTGCCATTAGTCACCTAAGTAAATTGGAACATTTAATTTAAGTGCGCTACTTGCTAGGTACCCTTGGCCTACTGTACTTGTGCTGCTTCCTTGTGGCTCGTGGAATAACCACGTTTGACTACTTGCGTGACCCGAGCCACCACTCGCTACAAGGATATTTAATCGTAAGGTATCGCCTGATTTAAAGAGTGTTCTTTGTGCTGCAATAACTCCACCGAATGTTGCTCCTGCACTTGTACCTGGTCCTGTTTGTTGTGTAAGTGTTAATGTTCCCCCTAATTGAGTTTCAGTACTTCCATCATAATGATAGAGCTTAACGGTGAGTGTTCCTGTCTCATCTGCTCCTGCTGCTGCATCTGCTTGTACTCTCATGCAACAATCTAAGAATACGTCCCCTTCAACAATCATCGGTCGTGTAACGGTGAAATCAAAATCGATGTCTTGGTTATTTCCATTCGTTACAATACTGTACCATATGAGCGGGCTGATTGTTCCGCTCACTGCTCCACCGGTATTTGTTTGTTCACGAAACAATCGATAGATAGGTGTTCCTGCGGTTCCTTCTTTTAAAGCGCCATAAAAACTTATGTATCCTATTTGTTGAGCTAGATCAAAGTAATCATAAGAAGCTACTGCGGGGTTTGCTGTTACATACTTATTCTTTATCATACGCTTGCTCCTAACAATTGACGAATATCATCGTCATTTATTCTTTTTATTAATGCTGCATAGGTGTCGTCATTGTATGACATGATTGATTGAGCATTGGCGAGGCTGAAATAGGTGCTAAAATCGTACTTGATAGCCATGTTTGCTGTTAAGCAATCAACTGCTAAAGAGGCAGACTTCTTGATATTAGCGTCTAAACTTGCCCAATCTGAAATCCAATCGTAGTTTGTATCTGCACAGAACTTGGCTTCTGCTAATTCTATAAATGTAACCCAATTAGCAGAGGACAGACTTGTGGAGAAATCTGCTCCTGCTTGGAGTTTTGCATTTGCTTCGGTAGTCATTGTTGCTGCCATTATTTCTTAACCCTCGTTACTTCTATTAATTCTGCTAGGAGTTCTAAAAGCATTGTTCTAAATTCGGTATCTTTAGATAAATCTGCTGCTTTTATCTTTTCAAACTTGTTAGGCATCATACGTTTATGGTGTGTACACGCATATTTAACTCTTTGTATCTTAGTAACCAACAGGCACGGGTTAAGCCTTCGGTTATGTGTGCATATGCTCCGGTAATATTCTCCTGACCGCCTTCTACTCGTTTAGAAATAATACTTCTAAGACTTAAGCGTATCTCTGGAGTATCAAAGAGTAGGAGATCTCCAGACTCACCCATCTCTAACATATTCATATACATGGCTTCTTTCATACTTCGAGAGGTCTGTTTGCCATCTTTATCTATTTCTCTTCTAGAATTCTTTAAATCTACGACTTTTCTTTTAAGTTCAAAGTCGTTCATAGCAGAAGAAACGACTCCAGAACCAAGACCGTCACCATCTATACCAAATTTAGGATCGAATCTGTTATTTAATCTTCTAATGTTGTTCATCATGGCTGTAAACCACATTGAATGCATCTTTTCTACGACTTCATGATAGAACTGGTGAACTTTATCATTAATTCTTACTAATCCTTCATAGGTGGACTCATCATCACCAGTACCAGCTACATCTATACCTATTGCTCGTTCGTCATAAGCTGGTTTGTGGTTTTCTGGCTTTAATTTACAGACTTTATCGATCCAATCGTCAGAATAGATCCTGTGAGCGTTATCTACGAACTCACCTTTATACATCTGTTCGTATTGGGTCTTGGTGAATCGCTTCTTCTGCTCTTCTAGGAACTCCTTGGATATTCTTGGGCAATCTTCTGAGGATTGGTGAAAGCTAGTGAAGTTAGGATCTTTAAAACAATCTGCATAATACCCTTCTCTAAGCCATGGAGTTGATAACAGCCAGATAAGACCTTTGGTTACTGCTAATGCTGGGACTATACTGTTCCATACTTCTTCTTTGATCCATGCTGCTTCGTCTGCAATTAACAAATCAATGGTAAAACCCATAATACCAAAGCCTGTATCTCCTGCTGCATAGCAATGGATGGTAGAACCATTCATAAGATTAATAATATGTTTGGTAGGCTTTGGTTTAGAGATATACTTGCGTTTATCACGCTTCTCCATAGCAACAATATTATTCAAAATTTTTGTAAATAGTAAGTTTGCTTGCTTTTCTGTGTATGCGATTACCATAACGAGCTTCTTAGGATTTTGTAAAGAGAAGCCAGCAGCTTTGAGAGCTATGATCGTAGACTTACCAACCTGTCTACCACTACGAAGAACCATATTGCCTTTTGTATGTAATACTTCAACCTGCCATGGATCGGGTTGTTCTAGTAAGCCATGCCACCAATCTTCCATAGGTTGTACTGTGTGTCCCTGTATATATACTTTTCTAGAATTTTTTAGCGGGAGGGGTTCTGGGAAATTTTTTGTTGGGAGAGTACCCCCCCTGCGTCCCCCCCTTACAACGTCGGAGTTATTCGGTTAACCGAATAACTGGAATAGGGCTAGGAGTCCAAACCCCTGAAATACCTTAGTACAGAGGCTATACTGCCATATTCTTCCATAGGAAATGAAGGTCAGGGACCGCCCATTTCCTATGGAACTACGTTCCCCCCCTTAGATTAGGTCCCCTGCTGCCCCCACCCAGCAGGGGACCGTACAGAGAGGCTGGGGCTGCCCCCACCCAGCCCCAGCCGACTACCACAGCCCCCCACGCCCAACAAAGCGAAGCAAAGGAATAGTGATAGAATGGTTAAATTGATTGCTACCGCAATCAATAGTGAAGGAAACTTATATACTTTGCGGAGCATGGCTGAATGGCTGGGCTGTGGTAGGCCAGCAGCCCCATCCAGCCTGCTTCTCTCCTAACAAGTCATCCCCCACACAACTACTAAAGAACCGAGCGAAGCGAGGTTCTGGTAGCTGTTACTATACAGTAGTCGGTTAAGTATAAATACTAGATCAGTTAATAATCAAGATTGAAGTCTTTACTTAGTCAGAAGTATATTATTATTGTTACTACTACTTAATAACAAGTATTACGTGAAAAACCGTTTATAGGGGGGGGCGGGGAGAGACACACGCAAACATTTAAATAGTAGGTGTTATTAGTGTTGGCATGACAACAAAACAAAGCATAGGGTGGGTCTTGATCATAACAGGCATACTCATGTTCTTAGCAACGCTATAAGATGGAAAATAGAGGTGAGTATTCAATCCGGGAAAGGCAGAGACGTATTAAAGAGTTAGAGGATATGATCATACAGCACCCTGATCTAACTCGTAAAGAAGTAATCGCTAGAGCCCAGTATAGCAGTGGACTTACTAAACGCAAGATACTCGAATACCTAGAAGTCTTAGAGAATTGTGGGTTTATATTTACCGATGGAGACACAATCAAACACAGCTCAGTCTATGAATAATGAGAGATCAAAGATAGGTAAGGCTAACAGACGTAAAGGAGCAGAGTTTGAGAAACGAGTTAGATCTGAACTAGAAAAGGCTGGATTTATTGTTTGTAAGTGGCATAACAAAGTAGAAGATGGCAAGATTGTAGCTGCTAAGAATATGTTTTTTGGTAAGAAACCAATCGGACTTGGTGGGGGTTTTCCTGACTTCATTGCATTTACTAAAAGACCATTTCAGAGTGGAGGCTATTGGGTTTTATTTGTTGAGTGTAAAATAAACGGTCAGTTATCACTCCAAGAGAAGATCCAAATGGCACATATGACTGGTACAGAAGGCTTAGAATGCTACGTAGCATCATTAGTTGATAAAAAGGTTAGCTATTCCAAAATAACACCGCAGAAGGCTTCTAAAGACGTCTGGACAGTGTCTAAATCCGAGTCTATATCAGACTTATAATACTCTCTAGCTTTACACCATTGAGCTTTTATAGCCTTACGGTCAGCCCTTGTTCTTCTACTTCCCATAACACAAGCCTCCAAAGAGTCTGACACCAAAGTACATAAGCCAACCAGTTACAAAAGCAAACCAGCCACCCATAGCTATAACGTTCTCTCGTAATTGTATATCTGCTTCCTTTCTAGGTACTCCGCTTCTATACTGTTGATCATGTACTTCACAAGCTAAGTATAAAGGTAAACCGAACAGGTTTTCAGGAAAGAAAGTGCAATGGTTCATTTCTCTTGTGCCTCCTCTATTAGTCCTTT